CAATTCAACATCGTCAGTTTGGACACTGTTCTGTCGGTTCTTTGTGTCTTGCAAACGTGCTTCGGCATATTCAAACATCTCGCCCATTTCTTTTGGTTCAGCATAACGCTGTGAGAACTCTTGAAAACTGAAACTTCTATGTCGCACAATTTGGTGTGCAATATCGCGAGTGGTTTCGATTTCCAAGCAAGCACTGACCATTTCAAATGGTGACCAATGCTGATGTTTAACCAAGTAGTTGAGCAAGCGTTCACTGGTCTCACTGTTGATCTGCGCGGCAGGGTTTGATACCTTAGCACAAAATGCAATTAGATCTTGTAAATCGTCAATGCCTTCAGCTGCCCACTCATTAGTGGGGGTTGAATAAGATACAAGTTTTACGTTCATAGGTTCTCCAGATATTTTTCTGTAAAAGGTTCGATTTGTTTAGCAACTGCTGCAATATCAATTATAAAGTCCAAATTAACAATGTCTTTACTAAATTCAACAAGCTGTCGATTCACCGTAGTTTCAATGTCTTCTATATGTAAGCCTTGGTTGCGCAACTTGACGAGATTAATGGTACGTTGCTTGCCGCCACGAAGTTTAAACACTACCTTTTTAACACATGAAATTGGAATCATGTCTTGGTCAATGCCTTTGATAACTTCTTCCCATTTTTGCAGTTGATCAGCACACAGCTGCATTATGCCGCCGCTGACTTCTTGGAAGGTCTACCACGCTTTTTAGCAGCAGGCTTTGGTGCCAGTTTAGGATTTAGTTGTTGTGCTTCTGCTTGTAAACGAGCTGCCTCAGCTTGCAATGCGGCCATTTGTGATTGCATTGCTTCTGCTTGCTGCATCAGACCTGCTGCAATACTGGCATCGTCAAGTGCGCCGTTGGAGCTTGCTTGCATTGCTTGGTTGCGTAGTCCAGGGTTTGAAGTTTCATTTAATGCACCTTTTGCAATATCAACTGGTGCGCCAACTTCACGACCAAAGTCATCCTTGCGAGATGCCTTGCCAGTGTATCCTGAATCGCTATCAATTTCTGCCAAACGTTTAACTGCATCTTCACCAGTTTTCATTTCATTGATAATCTTGTTCATTTCATCCAAGCGCACATGGCTTTGCGGAGTAGGCGTAACAATAATCTGTGCAGTTTGCACTTTCTTGATCATGCCTTCTTCGTGCAGTCTTTGCAAAATTGCTGTACCATCTGGAAAGCGTTTGGCGCCAAGTGCATCGCCAAGATTGTCAGCTTGCTGACCTTCGGCACTTTCAATGCTTGCCATCAAACTGTCATGCATGCTCTGCGGCAGTACATCTGGATATACTACTAGGCACATGTGTTCTTCGCTAGGGACTTCTCTAAACACGATTGCCACTTTGCGATCGCCTTGTTTACCAACATGTTTAATCATCTTTTGTTTCTCCTTGTTCCGCAGACGTCTCTGAGGATTCTGTTGCTTCATCTTGCCCGTCACCAATTGCGTCTTGCATTTGACTTAACCAGGCTGATACTTTGTTATAGGTGGCTCCTACAACTTCCATTTCATCAGCTTTGAATGCACCTCTAGTGGCTGCTACTTCAATAGCCTGTCTTAAAATACCAACATCCTGTATGGTAATTTCAATATTTTTAATTTCTTCTGTTGCGTTTTCCATATTAATAGTTATCTCCGCTATAGTTAAGTGCGCAGTTTATTTAAGGTATTTTAGAGATTTCGGTAAAATTACTTTTCCATAAAGCAAGCAGTGTCGGGCTCGCCCCACTCATATTTGTTATTGATTACCCATTCTCTGGGCACAAAGCACTCTGGAGCTTCATAATCAAAGTCTGCCACGATTTCTAACCCTGTCTGTTCAGGTTCGATATACTCGGGCATCCACATACTAGCCGTCCTGTTCGTACAATGCCCAAGTACCAAATGGTGGATTGGGATTCTTATCACCGTGTATGATAAACACTGTGTCACAGTAGTTCTCATCGCCCCAGCTGTTCCACGGATAACCATCAGTGAACATAACCAGTCTTTTAGGCTCAATTGCTTCTGATTTCAGCCAGTTAAACACACAATCAAAGTCTGTGCCACCGCCGCCAACCAATTCGTATTCTGAAATCTCGTCTAAGTTGTCGCTGTTGAAGTCTTGCGGATTGTAAACTTCAGTGTCAAAGCAAACGATTTTGATGTTAAAGCTGCCAAACTCTTCAGTGATGCCTTGTACTTCACTCAAGAAGTCTCTGCCTTGTGCTTCACCAATTGACCCTGACATATCCATTGCAACCACAATGTCAACCATTTCGTCATAGTTCATACCAGGCAGGATAGCATCACTGTCCCACCCTTTACGATGCACTCTGTTAAACGTATAGTCACTTTTGATAGTGCTTTGCAATTGCATGCGAAGCAGTTCACGCCAGTTCATTTTGGGTTCAGTTAGTTGACTGATCATACGTTTCACACCAACGGGCAAATTGCCTGCGTCTGATGTTTGCGCGGCACTGAGCATGGCTTCTTTGAGCTCTTCTTTGATTGCTTCGCGTTCTTCTTTGCTGTAATTGGCAGGGCCTTTGCCGTCCTTGCCGTCACCAGCACCGTTGCCATTTGGGTCAAGATGTTGATCCACCATTTGATTAAGTAAATCGTCAATGTTAATCTTGTCAGCATTTTCGTACAAGTCATCGTACACTGCTTCGCTTTGCCAATCCAGATATTTGTCGTCATACAAGCAAGGAACAGTAGTGATAAACTCGCCTACCTTGTGTTTTTTAAGATCAGCATTTACGCAATAGTCTGCGGCAATGTTATACAACATCGGGTCTCTGTCTCCCCGACGTCCAAAGTGATCATATACACAGTGCAACACTTCATGCCCAAACAAGAATTCAACTTCTTTGGGCTTGAGCATTTTAATGAATTTGGTGTTATAGTAAAAGTTACGACCGTCTGTGGCGGCAGTTGGGCACCACTCGTCTGCATTAACCAATGTAAGGCGTGTAGCAAGGTTGCCAAAGAAACTGGCACGAAGCAACATACCAACCCTAGCAGTTACCAGTATTTCGCGCACTTCACGATCCACTTTAGGATCCATTGGGCCTAATATGTCTTTGAACTTGTCTGCTACATCTTTGTTTACGGTGGTATCTGTACTCATAGCTTGCTCCTAACTGTTATATATATTATAACACACATAGCCTATAGGTCAACCTTTTTTAAGGTATATTTTATACGCACCAGAGTTTTGTTGCTGGCACAATCTTATATTTGGATCTAGATGTGCCCAAGCAGGCAACTCTTTTGCAATCTCACCTTGCCCTGTGATTACAACAACTGACTTATGTCCTGCATATTTGCAATCTACGATAAACGCACTAAACCGATGCCAAGCATTGTGAACAGTGTATCCGTGTAAATCCAGTCTCATATTATGATCCTTTGATGGGCCATCTTAGTTGTAAGAAACTTAACTCTTTATCGCTCTTGAGATAAATGCGAAGATTCTCACTGCCGTTTGTCCAGGTCCACAGTGGATTTACACATTTAGGATTATTGCTATCAAGTACATTAAATTGTAAACGTTTTTGTAGCATATTTTTTATTTGCATAAAATCACGAACTTCAGCACTGTAACCGTATGTGTCAATCATCCATTCCATTACTTGATGGAAATCTGCAGGACCAAGCTGATTACGCGGAAAGTCTATACAACAATCAAAATGAGCGTTGTGTGCATAGCGACCATCTAATTTTTTAATACGATATTGCATAACACTAGTATTTAAGAGCAAACAGTATGGCGTCTGATTCTTCATAGAAATGAAAACACACTGAAAAATTATTCCCACCACTGGAATCACCAGCTATCTCTTCCCAATTGGGTATGTTAGCCTGACTCCATTGCCAGCGTTCACTAGGGCGTCCAAATGTGCTATGTACATCTTTGAGCAACTTCATCCAATCATCTGGATTGTAAGGCTCGTAATGACGAAACACCCTGTGGTAACCATCAAGGTGTCTCTTTAGTAATTCATCTGTTTCTTTTAGTGTTTGAGAGATATGAGTGAGGCCCTGCATAGCCCTATGCCTTTAAAATTACAGTTAGAAAGTGGACCTCACTCATAACAGGTACTAGCTTTGGCTAGCCAGTATATACTTGCCATAACGGTTGTGGAACTCATCAAAGTTCTTCAACTTGGTTGGCTGGAATGGAAGGTTGTATGTGGTAAGTGCAATTCGCGCACCCATAACAACCAATTCAGTTTCAAAGTTATCCATCATAAAGCGGAAGAAGTTATCAGTCATACCGTGCCACTCTGATTCTTTTACTGAACCCTGTGACTCTTTGAGTTCGTAGCACATGGAAATAACCAAGCTGTACATAGCTGATACTTCTTTGACTTCTAGTTCTTTGACCTTGCCTGATAGCACATCTTCGGGATTGGGCAGTTTACCTGCAATCTTTCTATGTGCCTGGAACTTGACAGCAAGTCCTTCGCCAATAGCACCTGCAACCAAGTCAGTTGCAGTAGTATCTTCCATTGGCTCGTCCAACAGCTCACTTACAAAACTCCACGAGCGTGGTGTAGCAAATGCACGACTTGCACTTTTAGCATCAAAGTCATACAAGTCCTGTTTGGCAAAGCTCAAGTAACCTACAACGTCCTCATGGATATTGTTGTTAACAGCCCAGTCCAACCAAGCCTCAAAGTCTGCTCTCATTTCAATGTGAATGAAACGATTGGCAAGCGGAGTAGGCATACGGTAAGTTACACCTTTGTCTGACTCTCTGTTACCGGCAGCAATAACAACAACATTGTCTGGCAATACATATTTGCCAATACGACGATTCAAAATCAACTGATAGGCAGCCGCTTGTACACTAGCAGGCGCCGCATTCATTTCGTCTAGGAATAGCACAACTACAGGATATTGTGCAGCAATTTCTGGAGTAGGAAGATCAATTGGCGGTGCCCAATCCATCATGCCTGTTTCTTTGTTGTAGTAAGGCATACCGCGCAAATCAGTTGGATCCATTTGGCCCAACCGCAGATCATACATGATACCTGACATTTCATTTGTGATACCATCAACAACTTCTGATTTGCCAATACCTGGAGGTCCCCAAAGGAACACTGGGCGTTTACGTTTGAAAGCAACTTTAATTGCTTTGGTTGCACCAACTGTGGTGACTGTACGATATTCGATAGCATTTGACATAGGGCTAATCCTTTTCTCTATTTTCTAACTGTACACTTAGTATAACACACTATCATTGTGTGTCAACCTAAAAACCAAATTAAAAACGCAGCAACACAAATCCATGGAGCATACTGCCAACCAATGCGAACAAAGCCAAACACAACTGCAAAGACAACTCCAACTGTTACTCCCGTCATTATCAACGGAAGCAAAACATCCCAGGCTGTTCCAATATCACCACCCATGATTGATCTCCTAATCTAATCTTGAACCAGCATATATTGTTATGCCAGTTATTTCTTGGAACTTGGCAGCATATGCTTCGGCACCTGCTTCTTTGATGTCCACATTCTGTCCACCATATCCACCTGGATTCCACAACTGAAATGACTTGCTCCAGTCTTCTTTGCTAAAGCCTATTTGCTTGAGCGCCTTGCCAACTTTGCTGTTTGCTCGCACACCATAGATGTTCACATAACCAAAGCCACAAGCGCCAATCTGATCACCATAGCCTTCGCTGATCTTTGCGTTAACTGCTTCTTTGGCGGCTGTATCTGCTGCTTCACTGGCAAAGATAACTGCACTTGCGGTTGCATCTGAAAGGATTTGTTTTGACATATCTTGCTCCTGTTTTCTAACTGTATATACAGTATAACCGGAAAAAGCCAAATGGTCAACCTTTTTCTTTAATTAAATGTAAATAAAACGCTTTCGCGCACGTTTCCTGCTAGTACCCGGTTGGTACCATGTGCTTTACGCTGTGTATTGTCATTGATATAGCCTGCAAGTGGCCGATATGGAGTTTCAGTGCGTGGCAATCCTCTATCATTTACTATAGTATCGGTACCATGCTTGGCCAATAGTTCAGTATTGCGATCTCCAATATACCACTGGGTACCACCTGAATCAATCGCTTTATCACCAGTGTATACCTGTAATAAAACTTTGTAATTGTCATGATCAAAGTGCCAACTCAAACTATGTCCAGGAAGATCAATAAAGATATCTACATTGCTACACTTCAAACCAGGAAAGTCAGTTAGTTCGCCTACAGGACCGGCTAGCCTTGACCCTATGTTATTCAGTTCTGCATAGTTGTTGGGCATGGCCATCAGTCTGTTGGGTGTAAGCATCTGCCATGCTGTGGCAGTTTCTCTATAGGTACGCTTTACTGTGTAGAAATCCTGTTGACTAGAAAACACGCTGTTCAAGTACCAAAGTCCTTCACCGAGATACTCTGTAGTTCCTAACATTGCTCAGCTCCAATTACAACAAATGCCATAGCATATGGCGGCTCGTCACTGATTGATACACAGAGATTGGCTTCGTATCCTGGCGGAGTTAATGATTCGAGAGCTGTTTTGCAACGACCAGTTAATGTAACCTGTGGTGCTCCATTTGGTGCAGAAACAGTTTCTGCTTCGCGCCAGTTACAGCCTTTTACACCCAGTGACTTGTACACTGCTTCTTTGACTGCAAAACGCTTGGCAAAATAGCTGGCTTGATCTTGGGATTGTTCTATTTCGGTATCAGTAAAACAAGTTTTCACAAATCGATCAGGATGCCTCTGCATTGCAGCTTGGATACGTCGTGTATCAACTATGTCAGTGCCTATACCCAGGATCATGTTATCGTTTAGCTGATCCCCAAACATCACGTGCCGGAACACGAATAAAACGTTTGTTGGTTTCGTTTTTATTGGGATTTGCTACTGTAAGCATCACAGGCTTTCCTGCTAGATGTGCTTCCATCTTGTTGCTTGCTTCTTCAGCTGAGCCAACATATCCACGGCGAAGTGCTTTTTGAATGCGTTTGCTAAAGCTGTTAGGATTCTGGTTTACAATGCCTTTGGATGTTTGTGTTGATCGTGATCTTTTTTTACCCATTTGTTTGTTCCTCTATTGCTGACTGTATGTCCGAGACTGTGTTCACTGTTTCAAAATTATCGTTATTGATGACAAAATTGTACTCACTTTCCAATATCAACATCAATCGCACATGCGCCAAACTATCCCATTTAGGGTGCATGCCACGAGCCGACGTGTCCAAAATATCATCAACTGAACATTCTAACGCATCAGCTAGTATAGTTTTTGCTGTTGTTGTCATTTTTTCCTTCTATAAATTTAATTATCGATTTGTCTACGCACTTCTATTTTTATCGCGGCCAGGTCAACTTTATCATTTTCAGTTTTTGGAAAACTATCAACACAAACAATGTCAAATGGTTGTGCATATCTATCCAGTGTCTTTGCTGTGGTTTGTAATATGTCTTGGATGTCGGATTTATTGAAGACCTTTCCCTCTACTACTGCATAAATTTTATTATCCAATTGAACTGCTACTGCTGCCGATTTGGCAGCATCCGAAACAGCTTTGGCAACTTCCTCTAATTCAATACGATATCCATTAACCTTCACTTGGTGGTCTATGCGTTCGATAAAAAACAGTTTGCCGTTTTCTTTTTTTGCCCAGTCACCTGTAAAGTATACTCTTTCAGGGCCTTGTCCAATATCCACTGTCCGAAAACTTTTTTTCGTCTGCTCTGGATTATTCCAATAACCAACCGCCAATTGTTCGCCCGCTATCACAATCTCACCTTCTAGATCAGACACCTTTCCATCAGAGTCTATCAAGTATATTCGGGTTCCTGCAGCTGTGTCTCCTAACGGTAAACTTGGATGCTTTATGCAAATCAAATCATCGTTGTTGATTGAGCTATAGGTAATAGCCACTGTTGTTTCAGTAGGTCCATAAGTGTTATAGATTTGTACATTGGGTGCGGCTTTTTTTAATGCCAGTACATGCCGGGGAAGAAGTGCTTCTCCGCAACTGTTAAAAACAACTAGATCGGGCATGCTGTCTGGTTCAAGTTCTCCAGAGTTTTCCATTAAATCAATAACACTGGATGTTGAATTCCAAACTGATATCATTGCTGATTTAATTTTTCTTGCAGGAAACATTTTGTCAACGTTGCTACCAAAAGGTATCAGTGTTGCGCCACTTGTTAATGCTCCGTATATATCCGAAACTGATGCATCAAATGATATAGCAGGATGCTGGCTTACGCGATCTTCTGGTATGATACCACTATACTTGATAAACTTCTTTACATATCTGGCATGAGCTGGCCTGGTTATTTCGACACCTTTTGGGACTCCTGTAGAACCAGATGTAAAGATTACATAAGAGCTTGCAAGTGAGGGTGCAATCGTAAACTCATTGCACCTTGCTGTGATGTCTGGCTTCAGTATTGGTAAGTTGGTGTTGAGACCTGATGATGAAACAACAAGATCAGGCAAAAACTGGTCTAAAATCATGTCAAGGCGTGCATCTGGCGATCGCACATTTACAGGTGCATAAGTTGCACCCGATACTACACTGCCCATCATTGCAGCATACGCAAGAGTACCTTGCGGCAAGTGTATCAAGATTCGTGGAGCATCGCCAAGTTGTCTATAGTGATTTGCAAAGTATGCAACTAGTCCTGCAAAATCTTTATACGTTATCAAACCTGATTCAGGGTCATCTACTGCTATACGGTTGCCGTAACGTTGCACAATATTAAAAAAGTCTTGTGCTATGGACATCAGTCAATTCCTCAAAAAATGGCGGGCAGTGTAGGATTCGAACCCACGGAACGCTCACACGTTCAAAAGATTAGTAATCTTCCGCTTTCGGCCACTCAGCCAACTGCCCTTATTCTTTATTGCATTTCCAACTTTTTGATAGTTGACAATGGCAAACTTACAGGATGTTCAAAACAACGTTGCGGAAACTCTTCCGGTACTGTTTCAATCAAAAATGGTGTATCCTCTGGTGACTGTCCCATTGGGCAACGGCAAATTGCTAGACCGTTTGCGTCAATTTCACAGTTCCAACTAAAGCAGTTTGATGCATTAAAGCCTTGCTTTAGCTCTGCTGGACATTCTTGTATGCTGCCACGCATTTCTTTTGGATTGTGTGAAAAGTCATTTTGCTGTCTTGGGTATTCAAAGCGCGGCCAAAATGTACTCCACACATGGTCAGCATCTGTGGGTTCACATGAACCTTGCATGTTGCCTGCATCAAGATCTGCCAGGTTAGGACCTTTGAGAATTGGGCATGAACAAATCACTTCAGGATATTCAACCCCAGAACTGTTGGTAATAGTACCACCAGTTGGTTTACAAGCACTGGCTGCACACAATGCAAACTGTCCGTTACAGATAGTTAAACCTTCGGGTGCTTGTGCAAATGCTGTGGCACTCCAAAAACTCAAAGCACAACAAAGCACTACAGCATGGAATAATTTTTCAAAATAACGCATAGTAGTTTCCTCCATTCACTTTTAATTATCGTCGTCGGAGTCTTCAAACTCAGTTTTTGGTTTGATATGCGAATACTTGTCTACGATGTCGTCCATTACTTCACGCCCAACAAGTCCTTGTTCAATTTCCCTCAGTGCAGTCATACCACGTCCGCCTGGACGATCAACCAATGGACGCACACCTCTGCTGTACTGACGTCCTCTATGTGCTGCAATTGTAATAAGATCAAACTGTGATCCGCCAACTGCTTCGATGCCTGCTTTATTGCTTACTCGTGCCATGCTACTCTCCTGGGTTGTATTTTTCGTGAATAAAGTTGTATGCCAGTTCGGCCACTGCTTGGTGTCCTAGTGGATCGGGGTGAAAATCGTCTTTTGAAATCCTGTTGATGCTGTTGCAAAATTCGTACATTCCATTACCTGGTAATGGCACAAGGTGATCTTGATATTGCTGTATTAAAGGCATATCAGTGTAGTCTTTCATACAGACAAAAACAAATGGATATTCATTATCCTTCAAGTATTCAAATAACCGTTTTAAACTGCGAACGCTCTGTTGTTCAATCTGTTCAACTTCAGTATCCAAAAGATGTTGTCGCCATTGTAAACTTTTGGGTTTTAAAAAACTATAATCCAATATTGCCTGTGTCCAATGAATGTTATCATTGTCAGTGTTGTAAGCAGTTTCTATGTCCAATCGAGCCATGTCACTTACGTTGAATATTACCAGTGTATTGTCTGACTGGTAATTGAACTTTTCCAAGCAGTCTACAATTGTTTTACTCACAAGATGATTGCCATGCGACCCAGCAGCACAATTTATAAAACTGTCAGGATCAATCTGTTTTGCTAAAAAACTTGCCCAACTTTTAGGCACACTGCACTGATAGTCTGGGTCTTCTCTAAAACTGTTTCCACCAATTGATTCTGTAGGTGGTAATCCTCCAATTGCGTCTTGTGTAAAACTACACCCTGATGCTAATATATTTTTGATTCTCATCAGATACCTTGTAAACATAATATACACAGATCAGGATACTGTCACATGTTTAAGGAATCCAGA